AAACTGACTCAACATCATTTGAAACTATCAAGGACTGAAGAAGTGAGAGACTTTCTGGAGTGCGATAAAATTCTGAAACAGTTGAAGTCAGAAGTAAGGCGTGAGATTAATAATAATCTCATAATGAAAGATCAAGGCTTTGGAGTTCCTAGAACTTTTAAGCATTGGTCAGATGTCAATATGATTGATGCAACTATCACCAAAGATAGAAA